GATATACTTTCATCTTGCATCGCACGTGTAATTAAATCAGCGTGAAACATGTTATACTTCATCCTCAAAATGTAGTTCACTTTTTCAATTTCTTTCTGTGTCATATTGATTTGGTTTAGTAATCTTTGTAATTATCCTCGAAGAGAGGACACCTCCCAGTATCTTCTTGATATTTCTCTTGCACCCACCACATATAAGCATCGGGAGGGTCTGGAAGATACCGCTTGCAGTAGTTACTTAATTCACATCCCACACCCCTGCAATAAGCATAGTCTGCATTGATATTGTCTAATATAGTTCTCCGATTAGTCCTTAAAACAATAAAGGTTGTTTATATCTTAGAACTCTATTCGTTGCCAGCTTATAGAACTCTTTTTTTATTTCAAAGCCATAACCTCGTCTTCCAGTATTAGCTGCTGCCAATAGAGTAGAACCAGAACCAGCACACGGATCGATAACTACATCCCCCTTATCTGTGAATATCTCTATAAGCCTCTCAAGCAGTGGTACTGGTTTCTGTGTCGGATGTACCTTTGGTGTTGTGGTATCTTGTACCCAGTCAAAGCAGTTAAATATCATCTGCCCTTCATTTCTGAATTTCGGCAACTTGTCACGATATAGTATCAAACCATATTCGCAGTTGCCAACGACCTTCATGTTAGCTTTCAGAACCTGCGCTGAGAACTTCTTACGAAAGACCAGATTAATGTAGTTGTTAAAGCCGTACTTCTTTCCAAGTTCTATGTATTTAAACTGCTGTTCGAACTCGCAGAACAACAGCATACAAGGTGCTTGGTTTCTCTCCTTTGGCTCTTTCCGTAACATCTGTGAACAGAAGTGCATAAACTCTGCTGGGCGAAAGTCCTTATCAGTATCGAAAAACTCCTTACCTGCAAGTGCGCTTTCTCCATTCTTGTTGTCTCCTCCTTCATACCAAGCAGGGTTGCTCGCATAGGCATTTTTACCCAGATTATAAGGTGGGTCTGCTATTATCATCTGTGCTTTTGGCAAGCCGTATACCTTGAAATTCTGGAAATGGTCGTTAAATAATTCTATATTTTTCATCTTATTTTATGCTATTTTGCCGTACAAGCCGTTTCCCTTAGTAAAGGCATATACTTTATAACCATGTTAACGATAGCGTCGTGTTGAGCCGTTCTACCATTACATACCGCTCTCGACTGTATAACCTTCCATGATTTGGTATTTACTTCGATAGTCTCTAATCTCTTTCCTTTCTTGTCCTTTGCTGACAATATAAGGCTGTCCGGATGTCTCTCTGCGTCATAGTAACCCATTGCAAATACGCAATGGTGCATTGCCTTACCTTCTTCCGCAAACTCCCTCACGCTATGTAAAGGCTCTATCCTTATATCCTTATCTCCGAAAGATAGTCCAGCAAAGTTTTTTATCCTCTCCTTGTATAACTTATCTTGCTTTTCTATCTCCTTTGCTTTACGTTCCATCTCTTTCTCTACCTCTATCTTATTCTTCTTCTCCAGCAACTTATCATGTGCTGCCTTTAAGTCGACAGGGCAAACATACTTCGCATTATGTGTATCAAGATTAAAGTATCGTAGTAATTCTATATAGTCTACATACATACTACCATCATCTACTATATAGTTATTTCTCTCGCATATTCGTACAGCGTGCTGCCACCTCGTGCGGTCTTTCAAGTGTCCTCCAGCGTGCTGCCAAAAGCCTAATATGCCATACTGCTTATGCTTTACCAGCTCTTCTACAAACGGATCGTCCATCCTTATTAACGCCTTCATTAACGGAATAACCTCTATTTCTTTCTCTTTCAGTATATCCATCGTCCAGCCATTTCTTTTCAATAGCTTTGTAACCGAACCACGAGCATACATATAGTTACCAGTTATATCGAATATATCTTCATAAGCTATATAACCTGTAGCATTTGCGTTATGGTTCTTGATGTTCATCTCGCTATTAATACTCCAACTGAAGTGATACATACTTCTTGTATAATCTCTACCGAGTATGGTTTCTTTTCCTTCTTCGCTTATCCAGCTCTGCCATAACTCCATAACATCATACATCGTACTACCATTCCTATAGTTACACCTGCTTATTTCAAATGTCCTTATCACTTGATAGTCCTTATATGCCTGGAACAAGGAAAAGTGTCTTAAAGTATTGCCTTTAGCCTTAGTTGACCTGTGATAAACTAACTTTAGTTTCTTTCCACACTCTGGGCACTCGTAGCCGTTCTCGCAACCAAGAGAGACCCCTAACAACGAGCTTGATAATCTCGAACTGTGTCCGCAACACTGGCACCACACCCAGCCGTTTTTCTTGTACAAGCCTATATCCTCAAAACAATGTTCATAGGCATATTTCTTTGCAGCTTCACTGATAGGCTTTAGTTGCTTAGAGAGCTGTAGTACGTGTTTCTGCTCCTTCGTCCTTGGTTTCATAGTCTCTTTCGTTTGGTTCGTAATTATCATTGCAGTGCAATAGATTTAACCCACACTCTATCGTCGGACCTGTATCAACCGAATGTGTACAGGTTTCGCACAACCCCCAGTACTTTTCTTTCATCAGTATTGCCCTCCGAATAAATCACCCATCATCGCAGCCTCTTTCTCTTGCTTCTCTTTAGCCGCTTGTAATCTTTTCTCTTTGGCTTTCTTTTCTCGTTCTCTCTGCTCCTCCTGCCTTTTCTTTTCCTGCTCTTCCAGTTTCTTCTCGTAGTTCTGTTGAGCCTTCTCCATCGCTTTCTGCTTTTCCTCTTCACTCAATTCTACATGCGTATCTACTACTACACGAGATACGTTGTTAGCCTTGCTTCCTGGGTCTTTCAACTCCTTCTCGTCTATGAAGTGCTTTGCCATGCCGTATATCTCTTCATCAGCCCATCCGTTTTGCTTCTTCTTACTGACCTCTGATAGGATATAATTACATACTGCTTCTGGTGTCTTCTCTGGTTGTTCTTGCATCTTCTTTGCAAACTCCAGATCCGTATCGGCTTCCTTCTTCAAGTACTCCTCGATACGCTTGATAAATAAATTTGTTGCTTTCATATTCCTTATTGCTTTGTTACGTATTTCAATGTATCCTCGTCTTTCCGTTTCTCTAAGCGTCTCCCAGTCCGTACCTTCTACAAGTACCTGCCATTCGCCATTAACTGTCATACACTTAGGAAACTTAAAACGTTCTTGTATCTTTCTTATAGTTGCTATGTCTCTTATCTTATAATAGACTACGATAAAGTACATCATCACTATCCGGCTACTTTGTGGTTATTCTTTCTCTTTTTAATCTCTGTGTATTCTTCATAGCTTACCGCATTCTTTCTGTCCTCTTCCATCTTCCTCTCTCGCTCTCTTTGCTCTATCTTTTCTATGATTTGATTCCTCTCGTCAAAGAAGGTACGCAAAGCTCGCATAATTCTTACAGCATCTATACACCCATACATCTCTCCGTAGTCTCCGTATTTCAATCGCTGAAAGAATAACATCAACTCCGTAATCTTCAAATAGTAGTAGCGGTTATGTATCATCCTCGCTACCTCCTTGATGGTGCGATACGATACTTTGTTTTCTTCCTTTACTCCTACAAAGTTTTGGTAGTCGTTCAGATGTACCGCAAGCCAATCATAAACGAATTGCTCGCCATACTCTGCCTTAATCTTTGCCAGCGTAGGATAGTCACCCATAACGCACTGAGTAGGGTTAACAGCATAGAACGTTTGTTTTTCTGGATTGAAAACCTCTAATAGGTTACGAGCCTCATCCTTGCTCCTACATATAGCGACTGAGGATGTCTCTTGCGATTTCTTCATTTCGTTTCTGCTTCTGTGTAGCAGTGTCGTTAAATCTTCCATCGTTAGTTGTCTTTGTTTTGTTATTCGTCAACCATCGGTTAACCATACTATCTACTCGTTTTATCTTTTGCCCTGATGATGTCACCCAACCCTGCGCATCGTAGTAGTAAAAGAACTGCTCTGCTTCCTCGCTGCTCATGCCTTTTTTAAGACATATCGCAACAACTTGTTCCAGAGTAGGTGAGGGGGTTTCTTCTTCTTTCTTCTTCTCTACCTCAAACTTTAATCCTAAGTCCGTAGGTACTGTTTCTTTTCTTTTTACTTTTTCTTTATTCTCTGTTTTAGTTTCTGTTTTATTCAAGTGTTCAGTAACCTGTTCAGTAACCTGTTCAGTAACCTGTTCAGTAACCTGTCTATTTTTTGAACAGGTTACAAGTACTGTATAAGAAGAAAAAGCCTTGCCATTATATGTTTTATAGTCAATTAGTCCTGCCATTTTCAACCGATTACGAGTGCTGTTAAATGTGTTACGACTATTTATCCCAAGTTTTGCCATAATTTCTTTATTGTTCCTTTTGAAGGATGGCTTCCACGATAGACTGTTTGCGATTTTTAGCAAGTAAAAATAAAGCGCAATATCTATTGGGCGGAAATCATGTTCTTCGCTTAGCAACCAAAAATTATTTATCAAACTTATATAATTCATAATCTCACACGTTAATATATTCTCGCACCGCCTGCTGGAACTCCTCCAACGAATGGCACACTACGTATTTGTTTTTCATACGCTTTGCCAGCTTCTCATATTCTCTCTGGCTCTGTGACTGCTTGCCTACAGGCGTCTTCATCTCAATACATAGCGAAGCATAACCACCCATAGGAACTTGAAGTATAAGATCGGCTACACCAGACCTTACGCCCTCGTCTTTCATTATCTTTGCAGTCCATGCGTTTCTTGCTCCTCCATTAGGAACAGCAAAAAACAATGGCTCGATACTCGGATAAGTCTTCCTGAACCACTCTACACACTGCTTTTGGATTTGGCTCTCCGTTAATGGCTTCATAATACACTACATATTAAACACATTAACACACCTACGATAAAGCCTAACATTACCGCGCAGCCTAAACCTACTATAATAGTAGTCTCTTTCTCTTCTTCGTCTTTATGTCTCATAATTAGTATTCTCCTTTGAACATATCGAAGGCTGCATCTAACAACATCTGCTGCGTGTTAACCTTCTTTTCTTCTACATTATCAATCGTACCAGTTACTCCGTTGGCTATATCCTTCTTTGTCTGTATAAGTTGATACATATACTCGTCTATCGTCTCCTTTCCCAGTAAGTAAGTACAGGTAACAGCATTCTTTTGCCCATTTCTGTGCGCTCTGTCCTCCGCTTGGCAACAATCAGAATAAGTCCAAGGGAACTCGATAAACAACACGTTAGAGGCTGCTGTAAGCGTTAAGCCTGTACCACCGCTTCGATAGTTTAAGATAATCAGTTTCGTATCTGGGTCCTGTTGGAAAGCATCAACACTTCGTTGCTTTGCTCTGTCATCATCATCACCCGTAACCGTAACAGCCTTTGGGAACTCCTCTTTAAGTTCCTGTACAACCTGCTTTAGAAAGCAGAACACAATCAGTTTTTCGCCTCCGTCTATAGTGTTATGAATGATGTCAATAGCTGCCTTAATCTTTCCCTTTGATGATATCTGTTTCAATATACCCATCTTTACCATTACAGCCCCTCGAATAGCTCTCTGTATCTTATCATCATCTGCCTTCTTGAACTCTCTTAGATACTGAATAATATCTTGTTTTGCCTCGTTGTACTCCTTCCTATTCTCAATATCAACTACCAGATACGAACGTGTCTTATCTGGTAGCCATTTCAAAACGTCTTTCTTTTGCCTTCTGAAAAAACAAAACTTATTCAAATAGTAGTTAAGTTCCTTTAGGTGACTTGATTGGTTCTCGCCTGCGCAATATTTTTCTTTGAACTTCGTATATCCTCCGAAGTCCTCCAACCGCTCCATAATATTAAGCTGCTGGATAAGGTCGGTATTGTTGTTTACTACAGGTGTACCTGTCAACTCCAGTACAAACTCTTTGCCCTTAGCAATACCCTGCACGAATTTACTTTGCTGTGTCTTGCTTGATTTGCATTTATGGCTTTCGTCAATGATGACAGACTTAAATAGATTTATCCTCTCGTCAAATTCAACACTCTTCAGCGTAAATCGTTGCTGGCTCTTTACTCTTTTAACAAAGTACTTCTTTAAGCTCTCATAGTTCGTAATGAAAACCTTTGCCAAAGGCTCTCCTGCATTATTGCGTGACTGCCAGAATAGCTGCCATGTATTTCTATTGGCATCACTTAGTATTACAGCTTGCACACCTCCAAACTTCTTAAACTCTCGCTGCCAGTTTACTTTTAGTGACGCTGGACATATTACCAGTGCTGGCCATGCCCCGCTCGCTGTCATCGTGCCAATAGCCTGTGCCGTCTTTCCAAGTCCTGGCTCGTCTCCCATTATGCACCTCTTCTTCTCCAATGCGTATGCTATACCTTCCTTCTGGTATTCGTATGGTTCAAGCTTCATATTATGCTCTACTTCCAGCTTCGGCATCTCTGGTATCTCGTAGCTCTCTACTGGCTCCTCATCTTTCAACCACTGGACACTATTGCATAGATGGCGTTGTACAGCCCAGTCTGCCATTAGCCTTAAATAGTTCTCATCAGTAGGCGAGACTTCCCAAAATTTACCGTCAGCCCTATAACGAGCTGACGGTATTCTTTTCACACATGCCACCAATAAAGGCTGGTAATTAAAAACGACCTTGTAGCAGTTAGGAGTTAAGGTAAACGTCATTATATTTAGACGCATCATAATTCTTTAAGCTACTTCTGTTTTCTTTTTCCTTCCTTTCTTCTTTCCTGTAGTGTGTACCTCGATAGATACCTGTGGTACTTCTCCAGCCTCAACACCTGCAAACGGATCGCCTGCTTCATCGAAATTTAATTCGCCTTGTTTCAAGCCCCATTTACGCTCATTAACGTACTGCTCAGCTTCATACCTCACATTGTCGATAGCTAAAGATAACTCTGACAGATACCTATAATTTTCATCGTCTACTGTGGATATTTTCGGTGCATTTAGGTTCATTACGTCTCCTCGGTCCAGTACACGAGTACCAGTTACAATGACCTCATCGCCACTAAACGTTACAGAACCAACAGACATTCGAGTAAAGATACTCTTTTCCTCCCAGTTTCTTTGCTCCTCCAGTTCCTCCAGCGTGTTGTTATACGCCTCTCTCTGCTCTGTAAGCATAGCCAGATGAGGAACAAGGTTTTTAATCGCCTCCTTGAAATCACGATGTACAATGTTAGCACCTACCATCGTAATGGTATCTTCATCACGATTAGAATACACCACATTAAGCGTATTCTGCTTTGTTAATTGAATTTTCTTAAAGTCCATTTCACTTGTTTTAATTTAGACATTATATTGCTGATAAAAAGCCTCAAAGTACCTATCATCTGGTATAGGTAGCATTATACCAAGTTCACTTGCTGCATCCGCCTGTATCTTGTTCAAAAACTCTGTCATCTGTGTAGTATTAAGCATAGATGATGTCTCGTACACCTTCTCTACCTTTTCGCCAACTCGGATGACTTTACACAAGAACTTCTTGCAGTAATACATGTAGATGTCATTCTTATCCGTTCCAGTACTATTCTCAATACACTTAAACCACATCCACATTAAATCGTTTTGATTTATCGTTCTTCTCTCACTAACACGCTTCAATATCAGTGAGTAGCTACCATTTTTTAACGTTGAAAAAAGATAGTCGAGATCCGTATCTAACGAAACCCGACCATCTCGCTTCTCAACTTTTACAACTTTCATTAAAATGGTAAATCATCTTCGGGGGCGGGTGGGAACAGTGCACCCGTATTTGGTTGTGTATAGCCTCCCTGTTGGTAGTTAGCTGGTTTCTGCTGTACAGGCTGCTGTGGAACTGTAGCCTGTTGAGGTTGTGTATAACCTCCAGTAGGCTGTGCAACCCCTTGCTGTTGTGGGGCTACATTCTGCGCTGGGGCTGCTCCTACATTCTGCTGTTGCCCCTGCGGTATAGTCATTAATACTATACTATCTGCAACAATTTCTGTCGTATACACATCAACCCCTTGCTGGTTCTTATACGTTCGATAGGTTATCATTCCGTCTACGGCTATCTTCATTCCCTTCTTTACGTAATTACCTGCAAAGTCTGCAAGGTTATTCCACGCTACAATACGGTGCCATTGTGTTACCTCTGGTACGTCCGTACCATCTTTCTTCTTGTAGCCACCAGTAGACGTTGCAAGTGAAATCTGTGCATAATGTACACCTTGTTGCGTCTGCCTTAATTCGGCATCCTTACCAACTACACCTATAAGGCTAACTGAATTCTTACTCCGTGCCATATCATAATACGTTAATCGTTATACTTCCTTTGACTTTTGACACTTTCAAGCACTCTTTGTATACGTCGGGGTACATCTTCTTTACCTTTGCCGTATCTATACTCTCTCGTGTGCTATCCAGCTTACGAACTATCTGTATTCGTTCGCTTTGCCACTTCTTTACGTTGTGCTCTTTCATGAGATTGTATAAGCCTTCTTTCAGCTCTTTCTTTCTCTCTTCCATCTGCTTTAGCTGAGTTTCGATTTTGATTATCTCGTCCTCGGCATCCTTCAGCGTGGCTGGTAAAGCCTCCTCGATAGGTCCTAATTCTGTAGAAGTCTCTTTAGCTCCGAAATACTTCTCTCTGTATGGTGTTGAATCTTCCTTTGCGAGGTATGCCTTAACTATCTTCTTACAATCAGTTGCACTGATACGATTAAGTTCCATCAGTTCCGCCTTTCCGTATTGTTCTTTTGGCAGCCAGACAACAAACAATCGTCCAGCCTTCTTGCCTTTGTTACACTTCTCAAACAGATAAGCGTAAATAGACAACTGCAACGATACATTGTTTTTGTGTATCTTGCTCGTAGTCTTGATGTCAGCCAGCGGATAGCATTCTTTCTCGTCCTCATCGAAGACAATATCAATACTTGAAGCTATATTCTTTCCATCATCTACGAGATACTCGTTTTCAGCTGTTGTAAGCCCGTTTTCTTTCTTTAGCCTTACATACTCCTTAACCTCTGGCAAATCATCTCCAAAACCGCAATTATCGTATTGCTCGCACTTCTTGTGAATAAGCGAACCATGCTCGGCTGCTTTCTCCAATACAGACTGCGGAATGTCCTTATAGGTATCTGGGAACATCCACTTGACAATTGCTGTTACGCCGCTCAATCGTACACCGTCCAAAGTGTACGTATGTGCCTTTTCATCAAAGATGACAGGACTTTTCTTTAATTCTATCTTCTTTTTCATCGTACTTCACTTTGATAATTCATTAATAATATCGCCTAAGTCATTAATGTAAATAATATCTCCTAAGTCATTAATGTATTCGTTCCCGCACTCACCATTAGCAGAGAACAAATATGAAAAATCTATATAGTGATTGTCGCATCCGTGTCCATCTCCAGATGGTGAAAAAGCCAAGCATTCTTTAACCTTGTCATATTCCTCTTTCTCGATTAAAGATGTTACTTTTTTAAGGCGCTTAACAACTTCTTCCTTTAGCTTCTCCTTGTACTTGCTTGAAACTAATTTATTTGCTTCTTTATCATTAAATCCTGCATCTAACAGAAGTTCGATAAAGTCTCTACGAAAGTCTCTATTTAATATATTCTTTTCCATAGTTATGCTGCTTTTTCAATTTTCTTTGATTGTTTTGTGCACGCATCAACAAATACAGGGTCTTTCTTTAGGCCCGGATAGAGATTATAAGTATCCTCCAGTTCCTTCCGTGTCGTAGCTCTCTTTACTCTGTCTATAGCCTCTGCACGCACATCATCCAACTCGCTCGAGTTACCCCAAGTATAACGTACCACTCCTTTATCATCCTTGATTTCGATAAAAGATACTCTACGCTGGTCGTCATACTCTATAGACGCCACGACAAATCTCGTCTTTGGCTGTCTCTTTCCATTATATCCAGACTTCCATTCGTCTTCCTTTAGGTTTATCCAGACGAACGGACATGTATATAACTCTCGACCAATACCCCAGTTAACACAAGCACGCTTGAAGGCATCAGACGCTTGCCCCTTCTCTTTCTCTGTATAGCTTTCGGTTCCTACGTCTTGTTTTGTTACCCACTCGCCTTTATCAGATCGCACGGCTACCGTACAGAAAAGACTGCCATTAATCAATTCATGGCTGCGCCTCCAGTTTTCTGGTCCTACAACCTCATCAAGTAGCGTCATGTCTACTCTCGCATTCTTGTACATCAGAAGGCTACACCCTTTACCATCCGTTACTGCTCCGACCCTACACTCTATCTCGTCTGCATGTAAGGTTCTAAAATTTAATTTATCCATACGCTTAATTAATTAAAAATCGTAGGTACGGCGGTATCGAACCGCCCAGACAATCACTTGCCCGCACCCTGCTGCACCTTCCAATACTTCAAAATAAACTAAAAAAAGACTCTCACAAAAGTGAAAGCTATTCGTTTCTCCTGTTTAACCTCCTTACCAGATAGCCTGCACAAAGCGTAGCCCCTGCAGAAATGATTAACGCACCTCCAGCAGCTATCGCGGCAATGATAATACAGATAGCTATCAGATTAACCAATAGTACCGTACCTCTCGTTACCGGCTCTTCCATGATTTTGGTATAGAGTTCGCTCTGCTCATCAAGCCAACTAACGACCTTGTTTGTCTTTATCTTCTTTGTTTTCATTTTGCTCTTGCATATCGTAGGACATCGGCAGCGTTTACCAACCATTTGCCGTTCTGGGCTTCTCCGTTGCCCTTCTCGGCTCTAATCTTTCCAGCAGTGATTAGCCTTTCCAGTCTGGCACGACCTCCTACTATCTTCTCGCTGAACCTCAATCCAAATGTTTTACTATTCATTACTCGCATTATGGTCAAGAGCTTTTCACTATCCGTAATCATGTAGTTTCCCATTTCCTGACCTTACTTCAGTTCTCGCACGTCTCGACATCCTACATCTTCGTAAATCGCCTCCGTTGTTCGTTACCTGCAGAACAACGAAAAGCAAACTAAAGAGTATCTCGATACCATGCTTTCGTATCTCTCTGAGGTCAAAGTTTATCTTTAACCTCTCACAAACCATCCACCATAACAGCTCGGTATCTTTCGATATACCAAGTTTCCTGTAGATTGTTTTCTTTTGCGTCTTCACCGTCCAATAGCTTTTGCACAACTTATCGGCTACTTCCTTATCAGAATAGCCTTTGCAGTACTCCAGTATCAGACGGTGTTCCACTTCAGATAGTACAGCTTTAGGATATTCTGGTGACTTCTACCACCAGCTCCCCTAATCGCATTCTGAACTTCTTTCCCTCTCTACGGCTCATCGCTGCTACATTGGCGGTAGACACACGTACAACCTCCATACGTTCAATTGGCCACTCCTCCGTCTGTCCTACCTTCATACTCTTGAGAGTAGGTATAACAGGCTTCTTGTATTCACCGTAAATTCTTTCTCTTCTCATTCTTACCATGATTGACTTAGTATGTTATACATTTTTGAAATAACCTTTATGTCCTCTATTAACTTCTCACGCTTCTTTTGCTCTTTAAACCACCAATCCTTATACTGATTAGCGGCATCTTGCGATGCTAACAGCACGCCTTTCTGTTCCTCGAGTTGCTTTTCCAAGCAAGCAACGCTCTTCTTTAATTCTTCGTTCTCTTTTTCCAAGAGATTTAATTTGTTTTCTTCCATATGATTTGTTTTTTATATTACTTGTGACTGGCTAACCTACTACGGTCTGTTTGTGTTACTATTCTTCGCACTATGCTGTCGAGTTCAACGACGCCAGCCTATTTGTTACTTAGCTCCTTGTTACTTTCTTCCCCGCTGCTTGCCTCGACCCTTATAGGGCTGCTTGCTTCTACGGTTGGCCTCTGCTTCATCGCTATATTTGGATATTATTTCAATCCTGCAATTTACAGCCCCATCAGGCAGGGGAACCGCTACATTATGCGTAGCCTTCGTGGCAAAGGTGGATTCGAACCACCATCGAGCCTCATACTCTTTTGCCTTGGTGATTAAGGCTCACCTCGCCCGATTGTTGTGGTACAATTCTAAACCACCCGCTTTCAGTCATTTTTATTTTTGAGAGATGGCTCAAAGGGTTTCCCCGAAAATCTGTACTCTCTGCGCTGTGGGTGTCTCGGACTTGAACCAAGTAGCCAGCCTTTAACTGAACACCCTATATAGTGGTTAATTCCATGCCTTATTGATAACTTCCTTCATCCAGTTAATCAGTGCTTCACCACTTTTCAGTGCCTTTGCTGGAACTTTTCTTGTACGCCTCCATCTTCCTTAATCTTGAAGTCTCGGTTAATCTCTCTTGTGCTGTACTGTAATTCTGTTGCTTTCATATTCCAATGGTTTAGAAGTCACACATAATGTTGTATTGCTGCTTGAGCTTGTTGTATGCCCTTTCGGTTGCGTATATCATATTGATGTCTTCTCTCACTTCTATGCTTCTCGATGGCTTGATGCCTAAAGGTCTGTTCATATAAAGGCAATACCTTCTACCGATAGCTTGTAAAAGCATATCTGCTTCTTTCTTAGCTTTGTCAAGCTCTGTTTCTTTATACTCGCCACGCTCGATGAACGTTTCGTTGTTTGTGAATCCCTTGAATAAAATTTTGTCTTCCATTTTTACGTCCTTTTTTTAAGTTTACCCCGTTTGAGGTATTGCAAGTTTCAAATATTATTTATACCTTTGTTTCAGAATTACAGTGCAAAGATAAGAACAAAAATTATTATTGCAAGAAAAATAATAATAAAAGTTCTTCTATTTAACTCTTATTAAGAATTAAAGTTATTGTTATGAACAGAAATGATAGACTTAAAGAAGCTTTTGAGTTCTTACGTAGCAATGGGAAAGTTCATACCCAGAAGGACTTAGCAGTACAAATGGGTGCGACACGCCCAAATGTATCTGGCGCATTTAAGGGTGATCCGAAAATATTAACGGATAATTTTATTAAGCGCTTCAATCATGCCTATGATGATATCTTTAATCTTAATTGGTTGCTTGATGGAGAAGGCGATATGCTGAACATACAAGCAGACGATATAAATAGCATCACACAGATAAATGTAGCACACGAGGATAGACCAAGAGTGTCGCACACAAGCGGACGACCCTATTACAATGTAGACTTTATTGGAGGTTTTGATTTAGTTCTCAACGACCAAACTATCGTACCAGAGTATAACATTGACTTC